GGCCAAGCCGAGGTCATCCATCGACAGGACACCGTTGCGAACAGCAGTGGTCATGCGCTGGGCGCCTTCGGCGCCAAAGTTCGTGGTGGCGATGTTGAGCGCTTCGGCTTCGGAGCCTGCGTTTTTCATGGCGTCGAAGATCAGGCCGAGTTCTTCGCGGGGGTCTTTGCCGGCTTCGGCCATTTTGCGGAACGCTGCGTTCATGCCTGGCATGACTCGGGTGACTTGAATGCCGGCAGATTCGAGGCGGCCCATCAGGTCCGCTGTCTCACCGACGCTGAACCCGGCGTTCTGCATGACCGGGCCGAACTTGTTCATGTTGCCCAGCAGGCCGCCCAGGGAGACGCCGTAGTCCTGGGTGGCTTTGAACAGCGAGTCGAGCAGCTCGGGTCCGTCAGCAGAGTCGATCTGCCATTGCTTCATTGCCTTACCGAACGCGTCAGCGTTACCGGCTGCGTCCTCTCCGAGCATGCGTGAGGCGTCGAGGACTTGGACGGCCATGTCCTCGAGTGCATCACCGGTCGCTCCGGTCAACGTATTCAGTGTGCCGAGTGACGCGGCGACGAGGTCCATGGAGTCGGGGACTTGACCCATGGTGTCTTTGAACGAGTCGGTTAGCCCTTTGAGCTTGTCTCCGGTGGCTCCGGTGGCCACGGCGATGGCTTTGTTGGCCTTATCGAACGACAGGCCGAGCTTGATGACGCCTGCACCGAGCGCAAGGACAGCGACGCCGCCGGCGAGGGCGGCGGCTTTGAATACTTTGCCGAGCTTGCCCCCGAATTTGCCTGCCGAGTCGGAGACGTTCTTGAACGCTTTTTGGGCTTTGGATCCGTCGCCGAGGATGGTGACTTCGAGTTTGCGTTCCATCGGCCACCTCCCGGCGGTAGATCAGTCGTCGGGTTTGGGGATGGCTGCTACGAACACTTCGAGTTCAAGGTCAGATAGCCATTGAGGGCCGTCGATGTGCCAGGGCATGATCCCGAACCAATGTGCGAGTGCCGGCAACTGGGAGATCAGCCGCCGGCGGGGTCTTCCCCCAGGTCGTCGTCCTCGATGACGTCCATTTCGGTTGAGAAGGTGATGCCTTCCTCGACCTCTTCGAGCGTTAGACCGGTTTCGCCTGCTTGGATTCGGGCCCGCCACACCATCACCGCGACCAGGTCCAGGCCGGGCGCTTCGGTGAACGCATCGATGACCTGGTCGAACGACATGCCGGTCTCTCGGCGGATTGCCCGTTCGTCTTTGGCGCCGATCAGGGCGTAGTCGAGGGTGTGGATTTTGTCGCCGACTTTGAAACGGACAACAGCATCACTATCGGCCGGTGGCGCCTTCTTTTTGGTGGGTGGTCGGGTGCCTTTGGGTGTCGTTCGACCGCCCGGTTTCTTGTTTGACATCGCATGGCCCTCTCAGGGGTTGTTATTGGTTGAATGCTCTCGACACGAGCTCGGTGATCCCGCCGAGGAAGATTTCGTCGCTGTTGTCGCGTTCGTCGCGGATGGTGGGATGCAGGAAGTAGCCGACACCACCACCGACGGGGTTCCACTGGTTGCCTCGCCACGCCGGGAACTGGGCGTACTGCTCAGATCCGAACTCTGCGCCCCACATCCACGGCGCCTGGGGGCCGCCGACCGCGATGACCGCGGCCTTGGCTTTGCGGGCGGCTTTGGTCGTCTTGGACCCTTTGGCCGCCGATCCGCCCAACGCTTGAGCTCGGGAGGCGGCTTTGATGGCGATGGGTTTGGCCACCGCCTGGTTGATGCGGCCCATCTCGCGCCCGAATTTCGGGTCAGCGGCGCGAAGCTGCCGGCGGAACTCATCAAGTCCTTCGATCTTGATGGTGTGATCGATCATGCCGTGGGGATGTAGACCCCGACAGCGACATACATCGAGGTGACAGCGGCGTCAGCGGTGACGGTGGCCCGCCAGTAGTCCTCACCTGTGAACAGACCAAGGTCAACGAAGCTCATGTACTCGGTGCCCGCAGTTGCTACTGCGCCCGAGGCGTGGCGTGTGATCGGTGAGGCGAAACCTGCGTCGGAGTCTGAGTCGACCGACACGTTGATGTTGCCGCCGGCACCGCCTGGTGTGATGGCCACGGTGCAGATGACGATGCCGACTTGGTTGACGGCGTGAGGCACGTTCGTGACCGGTTGCACCTCGGCGGTGACCGCTCCTGCTGTGACCGAGACCAGTGGGCCCCTGGCCAGTGGAGCGGTGCCAAGGTTGCCGAGGGTGAGTGAGAACGGCGCGATCTCCGAGACGGCATCACCGATGTCGAGTTTCGACGAAAACATGTTGGCCATATAGGCGATGTCGCCCTCGACAACTGCGAGGTCGGCGCCGGTCGGATCGGTGATCAACAGCGAGGGGTTACCGGCACCGCCAACGTCGCCGAAGTCGGCGCTCGCAAAATCGCAGAATCCTGAGATTTCGATCGTGGCGTCCTTGCGGGTGCCGCGACGCCGGCGGGTGCCTTTATCGCCGAACGTCGTGATGTCTTTGCCCGCTGACGTGTACTGCAACGCGAACTGGTCCATTTCGGCTGAGCGATTCTTACCACCGAGGTAGAGCTCGGTTCCTACTAGGCATACCGTTGCCATTGGCCTACTCCTTTTCGATTACGCCGGCGCGCACGAGTCGTGCAGCCCGGTCGGCGGGTTCGACAGTCAGACCCTTGGTGTCGGGCTCGTGGCCGTCGACGGGATGTTCACCCACCACCTTGTAGGTGGGCTCATCTGGCGTGGCTGGCGTCTTCTTGGTGGCGGCCTTTTTCTTGGCTGGCGCCTTCTTGGCTGTTGCCATGGGTTTACCTTCCGTGGGCTTCGAGTTCGAACTCGGCGCCGTACACGTCGACGTTTCCGAGGTTGTATTTCCCTGCCCTGATCAGCCGTTTAACCACGATCTGGTGGACAGCGCCACCGAGATATCGGTCGGCGCGTAGGGCTGCCTGTATCGATGTCGGCCCGGTCGTGGCTGCGTAGCCGTCGAGGCGTGGCAGCGAGTCGCGTTCGTCGGCTGTGCCGAGCACACATATGAGCGTGATTTTGAGCCGGTTGAGTTGGCCGCCATCACCGCGCATCGATACCTGGTAGTCGATCTCGGGGATTGCGATCAGCGCAGCCGGAATTTCGACGCTGGAGTACCCATGCTCGTACACGTTGAGGCCAGGGATCTGGGTTTCGAGCTGGGTCTTGAGGGCCGTGCGGATTGCTGCTGGGTCCATCAGGCGAACCCGAGACGCCTACGGGCGTATGGCTGCACGATTTTCTTGATGGTCGGTAGGTCCTTGATTTTGATGTCGCCGAACTCACCGAACCCAGCAACACCAAGCGCGGCGTCTTTGAGTTTGAATCGGAAAGCGGCTAGCTCGAGGCAGGCCTGGCGAATCGGGTCAGGAATAGCGGCCCACCCGAAATCGGCGGAGATCTCGACACGTCGCGGCCGGCGGCCTGCAGAAGGCCAGGCTGAACCGAGGGCGATGAGTTGGGTGATTGGGAACTGGACACCGGCCGAGAGCTCCCCTGCGTAGGGTTCGACAACGAAATCTGTGCCCTCGACCCAGGTGGCATCGAACGTTCCGTCGTCGGTTGTGTCGATCTTCACTGACGTGATCGTGCTGTGCACGATGTCTGGGACCCACAAGCAATAGCCGCCATACGGTGAGGCGATCCTGCGGACATCGGTGACCTTGTAGAACTGGCGGCCGCACATGGTGTTGCCATCGATCTCACGTGAGGCTGACTCGATGGCTTCCTCGAGGTTCGTGTCGCTGCCCGAGCTCTGGTTGTCCATCCGGTCTTTGAGTCGGGCCAGCGTGGTGTAACCGTTGGTGATTGTCATCCGTCGACCCTCTCTAGATAGATGACATCAGGCCGGGCAGGGGCCATGCGATGGTGGTCTGCCCGACCTGACATCGACTGGTGGTTAGACCCCGCGGGCCAGGGTGCCGGCGGCTTGAATCTGAGTGTCTGCTGGGAGCAGATCTCCGACGTTGCCTCCGAACCCGTACGACGGAACGAATCCTGTCCCCGTGTATTCAGGGTTCGTCGCTGACTTGACGTCTGCCTTGCGCGGGCGTAGCACGATGGCCGGGTTCGTTCCGACAAGGGGGAACATCGTCGCATCGACAGAAGCGGCAGCGAAGTCCTCATGCCACTTGACCGTGATCCCCCAGTCCTTCAAACCGCCCTTACGCGAATGGGTGTCATCGCCCATCGCGGTGTCATCGAGCTCAGCGGCGCTGTACGTGAACGAGACAGACTGAATATGGTCCGACAGATCAACAGCGTTGATCGTCAGAAAAGCGTCATCCCAAACTTCGGTAGCCATCAGTCATCACCTCCTTCGTCTACCGGGTCGTCGCCGGCTGGGGTATCGCCCTCTGCATCGGGTTTGTCCTCGGTCGCGATGTCAGCGCCGCCGTAGAGGGCGATCTGGGCATCGACGTCGGCGATTCGGTCTTCGAGTCGCCGGGCGATGTAGCCGCGGCGTTCCTCGAGGAGCGCGATGACTCGCTTGCGGTTTGGTTCGACATCGGGTGTCGTCTCTTTCTTTCTGCGTGGGGCCATCTCTGGCCTCCTTTCGATGTTGGGTTTGGATTTTGAGTCACCCGATAAGGCGGAGTTGCTCGCCTGTGGGTGTATTCCCTTTTCTGAGATTGCAACGCAAGTGACTGAGTTGGAGATTGGTCGGGTCTGTTGGCGCACCTCCGAGTGAAAGAGGCACAACATGATCAAGCGATGGTGCTCTCGGATCTGGGTGTACCAGCCCCTTACTCACCCGCCCACCACAGATCCCACACCTCCAACGGTCCCTCTCGCCCACGTACGAGAGCGAGATCAGATCACCCGAGCGATTCGTAAGGCCTGCTCGGGTAGATGCTTTTCGGGTGGATGCATGTGCCTTCGAGTTGCACGCAGAGGAGCAGAATTTGGCGTCGGATCGCATCGAACTCGACACCAGCCCGCCACACCACGCACAGTCCCGATTCTGTTTCGATGCGATCCGATCAGCTTTGTTCTGTGCCTTTCTGCTTTCGTCTTTACAAACCCGAGAGCAGAACAGCGACGGTCGACGCTGCTTCGGACGGTAGAGTGCCCAGCATTTGGCGCACGGTCTCACGTCGTCGTCAGCCCCGGTGCTCGGCGTGTACCGAGAGCGGTGCCACTCCCGATAACACGCCTTGCACCAGGGATTCTTGCCGTAGGCCATAATCCCATCCCTCTCGCCGCAGCGAGAGCAACTCCACTCAGCCACTAGCCAACTCAAAAAGTGGGCGTTACGAGGCCGGTGCCTTCGATGGATGCGATGCCTGCGACGTAGCGCTCAGCGGTGAACGCCGAGTAGCCGTAAACGGCGAGGGTCACTTCGAGGCTGGATGGGATCTCGATGCGGAGCTCTCGCGGCTGGCCGCCGTTCTCTTCCCAGAGGAGGAGGTCGTCGGTTACGGCGATAATGATCGCGTCTTCGTTGGTGCCGGCGCCAAGGTTGATTGGCACGTTGGCATCGACCAGGACAGGTATCCCGAGGATTGAACCAACGATCCCGGTGGCAGCGGCTTCGCCGTGGCCGACGACGTTGCGGGCGTCAGTTTCGACGCCGAGCAGTGGCCGGCCCGAGGTGTCGACCGCGGCTGTGTACCAGCCCCAGCGGCGTGGGTGCATCACGATCAGGTCCGGTGGCAGGAACCGGCCGGTGGTGATCCGTTGAATCCCGTCAGCGATCTTGAGGAGAGACTCGACCGCGGTTGGGCTGGCATCGGTGTAGGCGACGGTGTTGCCGCCGGTCACCGATGGGATCACACCCTTGTGGGTGCCTGATGTTCCGGCGCCGTTGACGAGCTGGCCATCAAGGCCAGTGAAGTAGTCCTGGCCCATGTCGCCGTACCAGAGCTCTTCCATGCCGACGACGGCACGTTCGAGCTGTTGGCGAGACACCGTGGTTTGGCCGGCGATGGTCTTCACATTCACATCGAGATCGGTGGTTGTCCCGGTCTGGTCAGCAACAGCGTCACCCTCGGCGGCTTGAGCGGCGGTGTCGAGCTTCTGGACTCCTTTGGTGATCTCGAACCGAGTTCCACTCGATGGGAGTGGAAGCTGGCGGCACATACGCCGGAACGGTGCGCCGGCCCGAAGCACAGGTGCCCAGTGATCGGTTAGGAACTGGGGCGGCATGAGCCCGCCGGCAGGCCCGCCAACAGAGCCAGTGGTGCCGGCACGGGTCTCTTCGTGTTGGCGGTGGCGGGCGAGACGTTCGATGGCGGCGGGGTCATGATGGATCTGAGCCCGGTACATGTCGATCAGCAGCCCGTTGGTGCCGCCTCTCACATAGAGGTCGGGTTCGCCGGTGATACGCACATCTGGGCTGGTTGGCCCGTTGTGGGTGTCGAGCAGGGTTGCTGCTTCGGCTGCTCGGGCGTCTCGTTCGGCGTCGGCTTCGAGCTCGGCGACTCGGGCCTGCATAGGCTCGAGTTCGTCGGTGTCGAGGGTGCCGATTTGGGTGCGGAGAGCGTCGAATCGGACGGTCTCTTCATCGGTGAGGGTTGCGTCCTCGCCGCGTTCCTCGGCCGCGGTGGTGACGATGGCGTCACGTTCAGTTACGAGGGTTCCGCGCTGCTCGAGCAGGGCTGCTAGGGCGCGGCGCATTCGTTCTAGAAGTGTCATTTGGTTTTCTCCTGTATCAAGGGTTGGTGTGCCCGGATTTGGGCGGATTTCCCCTATGGGTCAGGTCAGGTGCGTCGTCCAGGTGCCTTGCGGCGGCGTGGGCGAGCGGCGTGGCCTCGGCGGGTTGGGGTTGTCAGGCGATCTGGAGGTCTGCCTGGATTCGGGCTAGCCGGATTGATCGGCCAGCGTTCGGTTGGGTGATCGTGTCTCGTCCGACTGTGCGGATGAGAGCAGCGAGAGGGTCGGTTTCGCCGGCTTCGATGAGCCCAGCCAGGGCCTGGTCGAGGATCAGACGGTTGGGGTCGAGCATTCCGTCGCCTCTGGTAGCAACCGACGTGTGCGGGTTTGCTCCGAATGTCACGTGGGAGGTGTCGCCTCGGTCGATCGAGTACTCGGTGATCCACCGTTCGGTGTAGTCCTCGTTCCATTCCTGGCGGATGATCCGAAACGCGAAGGACTGCTCATCGACGTCGCGGCGTTCGAGGGCGATGATCAGGTCTGGGACTCGGGTGTCGCCGGCGGCGAGGGTCACTTCGTTGGCTAGGCCGGTGTTGTCCTCGCTGAGTTTGAGGGTGCCGGATTTGGTGCGTCCATAGGCTCGGCCCATATGGTTTTCGAGGTGGACGACGTCGGGTGACTCGGCCAACGATTTGGCGCCGGAGCCTTTGACCATTGTTTCGATCCAGCCATATCGGGAAGGCCCGCCGTACATTTCGTATCCGACATCGTAGACGGTGGCGTAACCGGCCAAGATCTGGTCGTCGCCTTGCATGCGAAGCTCGGCGCGGCCGACACCCATAGGCATAGCTCGAGCGTCACGTGGGTCGATGAGTGGCCGGTCGGCGAGAGCAACAGCGGTCGGGGCGCGGCCGTCACGTGCGGCGAGGACTTCGGCCAGGGTCATCGGTCCGAGTTCGTGGCGTTGGGCTGGTCTGGTCATTAGTCCTCCACTGGTGGGGGTGGTGGTGGGATTTCGTCGTCGTCGAGACGGGCATCGGCCCAGTCGCCTTGGTTGAATGGTTGGGAGAACTCTTCGCCCAGGCCACCTGGTATCGGGGCCCAATCTTCGAAGGCACGAACTTCGTCGTTATTGATGGCTCCGATCAGGCGCATGGACGTATACCACTTGGCTCGTGCCGCGGTGTCGCCGCGCAGCAGGGCGTTGACGTTGAATTTGACGTAGCGACCACGGGGGCGGAGTTTCGTGATTGTCTGTTCCCAGGGGATCATCCAACTCTGCAGGGCGTCAGTGACGTAGCCGATGTTCTGCTGTTCGACACCGGTTCCCCAGTTCGATTGTTTGTTCATCGCTCCGAGCTTGTGCAACGGAAGGGTGAAGATTCGGGAGACCTGCTCGACACCGAACCCCTGTGTCTGGAGAAACTGGGACTCTTCTGGAGTGATCGACACCGCCTCGTATTTCAGCCCGCCCGACAGCACCGCCGGTATGCGGGACATGCCACCATGAGACGCCATCCAGCGGGCCTGGTTTTCTTCGACCTCGCTGGCCTCAAGCGTTTCGTCGGTCTGTAGCACGGCGGCGGGTGCCGAACCCTCGGTGAACCAACGCAGCGAGAACTCTTCGGCGGCGAGCGAGAGGCCAATCGTGCGGGCGAAATGTTCAATTACTGATAGTCCTGTGAGGCCGTTGGTGGCGTCGTCGGGGAATCCGATCATGTGAACGACGTCGTCTCGATCGACTGGCTCAGATCCGACGATGTACTCGAGACGGCGAGAGGCACCACGGCCTTTGGTGCGAAGCCGTACCTGGTCGGTTGGCAGTGGCATCAACATGGTCGGGTAGCCGAGCCGATCGCGTGCGGCGATGAGAGCGAAAGCGTTGCCGCGAAGGAGCAATGAGACCATCATGTATTGCATCCACCGAAATTGGATCCAATCGGGCCATGGGTCGGTTAGAACGGTCGGCTGTGTTGCGGATTTCTGCTTGTAGGTCTGTCCGCGGTCGTTGGTTATGTCTTGGTATTCGTGGAGCGGCAGCCCGGCAATCGCTGTTGAGAGAAGGCGCACGGCGCCGAACACTGCGGTATGCATTGTCGCCGTAGACGGGTCGACGCGTGGCGTTCCGGGAGGGACGGCTAGGCCACGGTTGCGGACCATGGCCTCGTTCAGCATGTCCTGGGACACTGATCGGGTTTCGATTTGGCGGCTGATTGTGCGGGCGAGCATCGTCATTTGGTTCTGCCCATCGATCGCATCGTCGTATCAGCGACAAGGCTCAGTCCGGCCGCGATCACGCCGGCGGGCATGAACACCAGGCCGATACCGACAGCGACAGTCGCGGCGCCGAGGTAGTAGCCGAGAGTGTTGATTTGAGCGACCCGGTCAGGTTTCGCCTCTGAGTTCTCGTCTTGCATTGGCGGTCTCCTTACGGATCTGGGCTAGAGCTGCAGCGACCTGGTCAGGGTCACCGCCGTGGACTTGGGGTTTGGTGGGTGTTTCGTCTTCGCCGTCGAGGGCGCCGGATCCGATGGCCATGCGTCTCGCTTCGTGTCCTAGGACGACGGCTAGAGCGGCGACGATCGGGGCGCCTGTGGCTGACTTGACGATCAAGAAGCCGAACGTGTCGTCGGGCATTTCATATTTGTCGTTCTGTTCGCGTTCAGCGGTCAGAACATGGGAGCGGAGCTCGGGGTCTCCGGAATGGTTCCAGTCGCCTCGATCGATGGCCCGTGTGGTGGCCCAGATTGACGGGATGAGTTTCTGGGTTTGTTCTTGGCGCATGTCGCGTACGACTTTGGATCCGTAGCGGCCGCGCCAGCGTTGGACTTCGGTTTCCCAGCGGGTCGGTGTGCAGAGCATTCGTTCCACTGTCCACCGTTCGTGGGTGGCGGCGACGGCTTCGAGTACTTCATCTCGTGGTTGGTTCCAGACGGTGTTGCCTGGCCAGTCGTTGGGTGGTGTCCATATGCCGACAGGCCATGTCCAACCGGAGTCGAGTTCGACACCGATGAGGGCGATGCCGTCGTTGGTGGGGCCGGCGCATACGAAACCGAGCGCTATTGGGCATTGATCTTCTGGGAGGTCTCGTGGTTCGGTGAGGTCTGACCAGCGGTCGGGTGTGGTCCATTTCCCGGCCGATGACATTGGGAGCGCCATCCATGCTCGAGCGAGGTAGGGCCGGTCGGTGTGGGGCAGGTCCCAGCGGGAATGGATTGATTCGAGTCGGGCTCTTGGCAGCCCGGCGTTGATGCTGACTCCGGATGCGTCCTCGAGCGCTTTCCAGCGGACATCAGGGTCATCAAGGGCGGTCAGGTCGAGGTGTTGGTCGGCTGACAGTCGGAAGTAGAGGAGGCCAGCGTCGGTGTTGTCGGATTCGATGATGGACTCTGCGTCATCGGTCGAGTGCTCAGATACCGAACCGCGGCCCGGTTCGTGCATCGTGGTTGCTTCGAGCGACCAGGCGTCAAGGAGCAGGTTCTTCTCAGCGTTTTCGAGCATCAGGCTGTGAGCAACATGGTGGCGAGGCAGAGTCATTCGGTGGGTTTCGTCGAACCCCTGGAAAGTGGTGAGCGCTCCGTCACGGCCTGGTGAGGTGGCGAGCGCCTGGACCTTGCCCATGCCGTTGGCCCGGGTGATCTCGTCTTTGGTTACCGACCAGTCGGCTCTTGTAGGGCAGGTTTCGTGTTCGACCATCTTGGAGAGCACCGAGAACGCTAGATCGTCGGCCTGGTCTGCGTTGTACGCCATGAGCGGCACATAAGGGGTCGATTTCGGGGCACCAACAGGGGTTCCATCAGCCAGCCAACGGCATACCCGGACTGGGCCCTCGTGATGCAGCTCGACGCCGGTGATGACTGCCATCCATTCTGTCTTGGCAGCTCCTTTGCGGATTGTGAGCACAACTCGAGGCCAGCGTCGATGGCCGGCCAGAGCATGGCCTTGTGGGTAGACCTCGTAGGCCCACATTGTGAGGAACTGGAATAGCGGTGACATCCGATACGGGTCGCCATGCAACGGCCCTGGGCCGTGAACGAGCGAGGTGTGAGCCCAGTCGATTACCTCGACACCGAGTGTCGGTCCCAGATCTCGGTCTGGAAGGGTGGTTGTGACAGTCATGACGACTTGCGGTGAAGGCCAGCAAACATGGCCATGTCGACCACGTTCGTTTCTTTGGTTTGAGGGTCAGGCTCATCGATGTCGAGCGGGGCTGGTTGCGATGGTGGGGCTTGGTTTCCCCAGCCCATGAGGTATCGGGCTCGAGGCGTGCCGCCGAGCTGACCGACAAGGGTGTTGATCCGTCCGGACAGCTTCGCGACCATGTCGATGTCGCCTTCTGCGTCGGCCCTCCAGAATCGGTCGACGAGCACGAGAACTATTCGCAGTTGAGCCCAATCGGAGTCGAGCCACCGTTTCGTTTGTGGCGATTTTGCTATTGCGTTCCACCAGACGCGGGCTTGTGGATGCCAGGGGATGTCACGATCTGCCGGCGCTGCGGGGAGCGGCCTCGAGACACGGGCCAGTTGCCTTTCGGCCTTTGGTTCTGGGCCTGTGGTGTCCTCTCGCTCACGCTGCCGGCGTTTGCGTTCGGCTGCGGTTTGGGCCATCAGTCAACAACCCTTCGTGATGTCACACCCCGAAAAGACGGGAAGAGGCGGGTCTGCAGTAGGTCAGATCCGCTGAACTTTCGACCCGCCCCCCGTGTCGATGGTCCTCATCGCGTTGGTTCGGTCAGGAATTTTCAACGGAACATCGCCAACCATCGCGATCGTGATCAACGGTTCGGTCCATGGGAGATCGCCTCGAGCGGAGTTGCATCGGCGACACAGGATCGTGACGCCTTGCTCGAGATGTCGCGGGTCGATGTGATCTGTCGTGAGGTCAGTGGACGGATGTGCTGTGCGTTGCCAGCCGGCGCAGGTGTAGCCGAGGTGGCGAATCCACACGTTGCGAGCTCGACGTGAGAAGGCCTGCCAGCGGCCGGAGTAGTGGCGGCTGGTCACCGAGCGGTGCTCGAAAACGCAATCGAGTCGAGTAGCGCTTCATGCGCAGAACTCAACTCGCTGCACACTTTACACACCTGGACGTTGCGCGGGTGGATGCAGACGTTGCGCGGTCTCATCGAGCAACCCCGACCACCCCGGCGTGTTTTTCTCCGGGCGGCCAGCTCGTAGGTACCGGTGGTAGCACGAATCACGGCACATGCCTGCTGAGATACCGCCCGACACGAGCGGAAGCTGGCAGACGAGACACGAAGCGACGGTGGTCCTCATCGGCTCAGGGTTGGGCTGGGCTCCCTTGGCCGGACGGGTGTAGTTGGCGACGAACGACTCCATGACAGACAGGGCCTCGTTGATCGTTCCGGAACCTCGCAGTACTGCCGAGACTTCGTCGCGTGCTGTCCGGGCTGGGTCCTTGCCCGAGTTGGTTGTCGGGTCCGAAATCTCGTGCTTAGGTCGGCGCCCTTCGCCTCGAGCCGGGAGGTCGCTTTGACACTGCCGGGCGAACTCCATCGCGTCAGGCATCGCCGGCAGGATCCGCTCGAGGCGTCGTAGGTAGAACTCGATTGCGTCGCGCGTCGCGGCGGGTGTCAGATGCCTTCCCATCACAAGCCCTCCAGATGCTCGACACCCACGACTTTAGGATTCCGGTGTGACGAGGCTTCTTGGGGAGGCTGTGACTCTGAGTGGTCGTCTACTGCCTGAGGGTTTGGGGGCAATTTCTCAAGGAGATACCCAAATTCACTATTACTACTAATAGGAGAATAGTAAGTGTTATTAGACTCTTCTTCTTCTAGAGAAGTTGCCCCCGTGGCCCTCATGCCAGGGGCCAAATTGGGGTCATTCGGACCGGTAGTGCCCCCATGCCCGCGGGCCGGACTCATCACTTGACGAAGGGTCGGTAGGTCGGACGAGGCTTGTCCGGTGAGTAGGTGGGTCAAGATCTCACGCTCCGGGTGTATTTCGATGGTCTGTTTCGTGTTTCCTCGCTTCAATTTCCGTATCTGACGCCCGTCGCTGGTGGCAATCCACCCTGCTTCTCGCAGCGCCTCGAGGGCCTCAGCGACCTCTTCTGAGGTGAGGTTGCGCTTGAAGTTCTGATGGATATCTCGCACCCCGAAAGGCTCCTCTGAGCTCCGTTTCAGGATCGATCTGGCGACCCTCACGGTGGCGTCATAGATCGTCGATCCTTGCCTTGCGACGAAGGTCGAACGTCGGATCACGTAGGCGGCCATGCCGAGCCAATACCAGCCCAGGCGCCACCCTGCTTCGACCGCTTCGGGCGTCACCCTTGAGTGCTCTCCATGGCCGTGAGCGAAGTGCAGAATGCCGATCGCCCGAGCGACAGAATCGGCGATCTTGCCGACGAGGCTCTGTGCGAAGTTGTCGTCTGCGAGTCCCAGGCCTTTGACTGCTCGTTGGAGATCTCGTTGGTATTCGACGAACTCAAGCTCAGCTTCTGGGCTGAAGATTGCCTCTCGATCAACCTCGACAGCGGTGAGGCGAGCGGCTAGGTGAGACAGGTGAGTGTCGTAGGCGTCGTGAACACCATCGTGAGTTCGTACACCGTATTTACGTTCGAAAGGCGTGAAGGCCGGCTGACAGACCATGAAGCGAGGGATGAACCCAGAGCGTCGATATTGCTCGTTGGTCATCATGCCTTCGATCACGATGGGCTGAGCACCAATGCACTGGGACAACCTCGAATCAGGAGGCAACTCGCGACGCTTCGTCTCGTCGACTCGTGCTACCCGAGCACGATCTCCACTCCACAGACCAAGCAGCGGCTCAACCTTGGAAGCTCGATTCGATCCTTGGTAGGCCTCGAGGTCAGCGAACAGCCCACCTTCAGCGCTCACCAGGGCCAGGCGTCCTCCGTTGGTGCTCAGCAGCTTCTGAATCCCCTCCGGAGTGCCAGAGGTGATGTAGCGGGTTCCGTCGTCGGTATCGGGCTCTGGGCCTAGATCCATGTAGAGGCGTTCGAAGGCGGCAGTGTCAGCCTCGTCTGCGGCTCTGATCGCCTTCTCAACACGCTCCTTGCGTTTCGCGTATCCCTGGCGGGCTGCTTCACACTTACGGCGACGGATCGCTTGGGCCTGATCCTCGAAGCCGCCTAGGAACGTCTCGACGAGCATCTTGAGCACCGGCGACTTTCCTGCCGTTGGTTCGGCGACCATGACGAGCCACAGGTTGCACCTATCGACCCTGGTCTCTCGACGAACCTTCAAGCCGGCCAAGGTCGCAATCGACGAATATGCGCCGAGCACCGACGTCCCACACAGATCGATTGGTGTCTCAACCGCGTTAGCAACATCGACACATACCGCCTGAGCTTCCGGAGGAAGAATGTCAATCGGGAAGGGTAGGCGAGTGTCTGGAACACCTAAGGCGTCTGGGGTGTGCCATTCGCCTAGCTCGACGTCGACCTTCACGCTCTGGGTGCCTCGAGCCTGGGCTTCGTCGTCGCTGTTGATGCCCCAGGTCGCCAGATAGGCCTCAGCACCTTCTTCGACCATTGTCATTGCCCGTTGTGCGAACGCCGACGCGTCGCCTTCGTCGAGAAGGTGCTGAGCTAGGGCCCCTGATTTCAGTCGCAGGGGTTCGTTGAATTCGAGTTCAGCCAGGATTGACCCTGAGTAGATGACGGCCATGTCGCGAACGCCCTCGGGCCAATCGCTCGCTGTGGAGGTCTGTTCATCGACGACGACCGCTGATGGCGACACGGTTGCTGCTGGATGGTCCCAGCCGTCCACTCCGGAGCGCTCCCACCCTGCAGCGTCGAACACCTCATGGACGCTCACGGTTGCGTCGTAGAACGCTCTTGCTCTCTCAGCCGGCGAGTCGCTTGTCGCAGTGTCAGGGTCGACTGGGCCGGCTACCCGGGTGCGCGGTAGCTGGTCGAGGCGATCATCGAGGCCTTCGAGGGTGTAACGGATATCTGGGTTGTGCTCGACGAGCTCAGCGCGGACACGAGGACCGTCGTCCTTGGTTCGCATCGACCCAGGCGGACGGAGAAGGCGATCAGCGTTGCCCACTGCATCGAGGCGCGCTGTTGAGCCCGTTTTGGTGAGGCAGCGCTGCGCAGTAGCGCGGAGACGATGATTGAGCTCTACGGCCTTAGCGATGTTGTCGACCTCGACGTCTTCGAACGCGAAGTAGGTGTGAATGCCGCCACCAGTTGAAACAATCGCAGTAGGGACGAGGCCCTCGAGGGCGAGGTTCTTGAGCATCTGGGCGACGTGATAGTCGTGAGCTCCCGATGTCTTGGAGTGGGGGAGCAGGTAGTCGATGTCGAGCCACAGGGCCGGCATTGCGACTACGTCGTCAGCTGAGCCCTTCTCGTGGGTCTTCAGACCGAGCCTCGTTGCTGACGGCATGAAATAGAGCGTCTGATCGGCGGGAGTCTCTTGGCCGGCTGCTTCGTCGAGGCTGTCTATATGGAGCCACTGAGCCTTCGGAGTCACATAGCCGACCGTGAGCGCCGAACCTCTTGGTAGGCCTTGGGGGTAGAGAGTGGATAGGAGTTGACTGAAACTCATTGGCGAGGCCGTTCGTGGTGAGGAATAGGTAAGGGCGGGACCCGAAAGCCCCGCCCTTGGGTGATGCGGGTATTGCGTGGTGGACTACAGGCCGACGAGATCGTCAGCTGGCGGCTTGCGCGCCGTTGGCTGGCCCTCGGCACGCTTTTCAGCGGTGAACGTCTTCATCACGAAGTCGCCCTTCTTGCCCTGAATCACCTCTTTGCCCAGGAAGGTGATGGCGATGCGGTCGCCCTCGTCGATACCTGCCTCCTGCATGGCGTCGAGGAGGTTGCGGTTGGCCCACACGCTCCACTTCTCACCATCGGAGGTCTGCACCTCGAGCACCGGCTTAGGCCCGTACTTGGTGTCAGCAGAACGCAGCGCTATCGCCTTGCCTACAATCACCTCTCCCTTGTCTGGCTCCCAGGTTTCTCCGTAGTCGCCACTCACGTGGTCCTGATAGTTGAATCCCATCTCGGCTCTCCTTGTTCGGTTGTCCTATGGGTGCTTGCCCGTCGAGAAACGACGGACGGCGTCCTCTCAGTCGGTCGCGAACCGATGCCCGCCCGAAGCGGAATGAGAGGTGTGATCGATCAGTTGGGCCAGCGGCATCGCATGATCGCCAGCGACGTATTAGGCAGATGCCCACGAATCGGGACGCTGATCGCCGGCCCTAGCTCGAAGGTGAGCGGCGCATCGGCCAGCCTCGTCACGTCAGCAATCACCTTCAGGACCCCACCAGTGAGAGCCGTGCGGGTGTCGTTGGGTTCACCGCCATCAACGCTGTTACCCATGGCCTCGAAGATCGAGTCGAGGTTCGGCGGCTCGACATCGCTGAGCACCACACTCTCGTCACCAGCCCTGAACCAGCCTTCGGTGATCTCCCAGATCGGGCATTTCTTGGCCGCGGCGACGATCATCTTGAAGTCCGCCCGGACTATCGAGAACGGCTCGAAGTCACCCTCGATAGAAACTGACTCAACCGGCACGAAGGCCCTCACGGCTACATGACTGTTGGTCCCGCCCACCTCGAGCTCGCCATCGACAAGGCGGAAGTTGATCTGATCGAACTCTGGTCGGCTCCCGGTGGCGCTCTTCGGGCCAAGTGCCGCGATCGCTTGGGATACAGCGATGGCGAGGCGACCTTTCGGGCCCTGGTCTCTCTGGACGATCTTCATCGGCCCGCTCCGATGAGGAGATCTCTCCCGAATGCCGCCGCGGTCTCGAATGCGGCGATCATGCGACCAAGCGCTTCGGCTGAAACCTCGACGGTCTCGCTCATGGACTCGGCGACTTCGGGCTCTGGCTCCGGAGTGAGTTCTTCCGGCTTCGCAGCCTGCTCTGCCTGGTGCTCGATCTCGACGCCGAGACGACCTGCGAGGTTGCGAACCTTGTCATAGGTCCACGGCGAATTCCCCTCGATGACAGCGTCGATCTGATCGGCCTCGAGCTTGGCTTTGGCCATGAGCTCGCGGGCCTTGTCTGACGGTTTGCCCATGGTTTCGTTCATCAGTTTCGAACCCGATGACTGGACGACTTCGGCGCCATCGATGCCGTCAGCGATCGCCATGACTGTCTGAGCCTCAGTAGTGGCGCCGCCGTCGAAGCCCTCGATCTTGGTCAGCGCCGCGTCGAGCCTGGTGGCAACTGCTGCGGTGAGGCTCGCCCAGAACTGGGCATCACCTATCTCGAACGATTCTCGAATCGAGTCGAGCAGCGCGGGGTCTCGTCCTTTGAGAGCGACGATCCGTTCTAGGATGATGTCTACATGGGCACCCTCTGGTGCTGAACCTCCTTCAGACTTCGATCCCTTGGTCTTGGGGTCCGTTGAGTTGGTGGCGGGGCTGTTGAGCTCCATGGTCATGTCTCCTTGGTCCGGTGGTCGGATTGGTTCTGGAATGAGAGGTGGAAAGAGTGCGAAGTTGCTGAGGGTCTGGGCCGCTGACAGGATCGAAGCGACCATCTCGACGTCGGGTTTGTGAACGTGCAGCGAGTAGCCGTCCTCACGCAGATGCAAGATCGCTGCGTGGTCCACTGCCGGCATTAGCTCAGTAGCGACTAGGCCGCCCTCGTCATCGAGCACCGCGACGACATCAGCCAAGGCGTAGCCGGCGGTCTGAATCAGATAGGGCGCCTTCACGTCTCTCGAGGTCTTCAGGTCGATGAGCACCAGGCCGAGCGGCTCGCCGGTTGCGGGGTTGACGCCGTCGAGATGGGCGAGCATGTCCGCGGTACCGGCAATGCCGAGCGTGTCGTTGAACACGGTGCGTTCCTGCCAGACGACATCGGGCTGCCAATCAGCCATGAAGCGATGGAACTGCTGCACGAAAGGCCAAGAACCCTCGAAGAACGCCTCAGCGATCGCCTCATCGATGAACTCGCCGTTAGCGATGCGTTCGCATAACGCGTGAACTGCGGTGCCACGGTCGGCTTTGAAGTTGCGAGCTACGTGGGCCTTTCGAACAATCCGCTGAGTGACGACGTCGACACCTTCACCAGTGAGATAGAAGTCCGTGAGACTCTCCCGATTCTCAACAGCGGTCTCAACGCCGAGGCGGAGTCCCCAGGAGACAAGTCGATCAACGAGAACGCCGTTGTCAACGTGGGTAAGCAGTGCCGTTAGCGAAGGTCGAAGATCGCCGCTCGAGGGATCGCGGTAGTGACGAACACCTTTGTGGGTCTTGGCCAATGCGGGAGAGGTCACAACTTCACTCCGTCGTGAAACGCATCGCCGAACAACTCGAGCGGGTGAAGGCCAAGAGCCATCGCGGCCCGGTCAGCTGAATGCAACGGGATCCCGCAGTCGCGCCAGCGATAGATCGTGCGACGGTCCACACCCAGGCGTCGAGCTATGGCCGTCGTCGACCCCTGACCGCAGGCACGGGCATGAGCACGAATCTCGACGAGGTGAGCAAGGATCGGATCAAGAGGCATGCGTGGTGCGCTCATTTCTGAGCCTTCTCAGCACGCTTGCGAGCTCGCTCATCAGCTTTGGCGACATGGTCGGTCGCCTGCTCCTCGACGAGCTCCGGAGCGAGTCCATCCCAGTAGGCGCGGTCGTCGATCGGATTGAGGCGATAGCGGTGCTCGCTCATGTGAGTCGAGGGCTCCAGGAGACGGACAAGGTCGAAGCCGTCGGGAACGCGGGGTACCTTGCCTCGGACCTTCGGACCGTCCTTGAAGCGTCGCGTCGGTAACAACGGGCCTCGAGGCGAGAACCCCACCGACACCGTCGCCAGGTCTTCGACGAACAGGCATCGAGCCCAGGGCTTCCCGTTCCACATTCCACCAACACACGTGACGTTGTCGCGGCGCTTGTTCGCCTTAGGAGATGAACGAGTCGAGAGCTTCGGTTGGCCTGACTTCATTCGAGGCTCGATGAAAGAGTCAGTTACATCGATCATGACGCCACCGCCAAGGCTGCACATGCTGGGCAGAAGTCAGACTTGGGTGGGTGCTGATTCGGCCTAGTAACGACGCGCCAACCCATGCGGGCAGCACGCTCGCGCAGGAGGCTGAATCGAGTGCCTTCAGCAATGATGTACAAGGCTTGGTCGCAGTCAGGTCCATCGCAGGTGATTCGTGAAGTGACTTGTGCGCTCATGGGGTCTCCCTCGTGGTGATGAAGGAGTGATCGGCTAACGCGTCAGGGCAATTGTTTTCGCGCCGTACGACGAGTCGCCCAGCACCGTGATGAACGATCGCTATATCGCCCGGGGTCGGGTTGGACCAGTCAGCAAACTCGAGGGTCTGAACGTGATCGCCAGCGACTCGACGAAGGATGTAGAGCTCACCGTCGGAGCCAGGCGCACAAGCCTCGAGCACAGACGCAAAGGCCTCGGCGCTTCCTTCGTCCTTGCCTTGACTAAGGCCGTCGGCATGGCCCGAATCGCGACCATCGCTGTAGGCGTCGTTCCTTAGATCTTCCGTCGCTTGGGAGCTATCGGCGTCCTTGAGTCCGTTCTCGAATCCGCCGGCGCTGCGAGCGTCTCCGTAGCACTCGATCAGATTCGACAAGACGGCCGATGGCTCCCGCTCGAGCTCATCGATGAGTCGATCGACCAGGGCGTCGTGAGTCTTGGAGATCTCGTTCTCTGCGGCTGAGATCATGAGATGACCTCAAGCTCGTACACCGCGATGTCGACGCCCGGCTGAGGTACGAGGCCTTCGGCGTAGCGCTTCTTGGCGAATATCTCGACGATCTGGGAGTCATCGAGCACCACCGCCTTCGACAGACAATCGCCTACTGCCCTAATGAGCTTGTCCAGATCCGGCATTACGACCGGCAGCGGGCGTTTGGCTTGACTCACGCTCTTGGGGCGAGGCATGTAGAACGTCAGAAGGACTTGAACCGGGCCCGTACATATCTTGAAGCTGCGATTCCCGAGACAACGAGCCTCAATGACCTGGCTCACGTCTCTTCGCCAGGCGGGCAGTGCCTTCGAGCTCTCGACGAGAATGGGCACGCCTCCGCGGTGACCCTTGTACGCCTTCGAACCCTGAGGCTTGGGAATGCCGGCAACGAAGGCTGAGAACACATGTCGACGACTCGTTGTGATGCTCATGGCAGGAGCTCACTCGCAGCGATGAACGCGAGCACCAGGAGAGCAAGGGCCATCCCGATCGGGCGCATCCACTCAGCCCATAGCGCCAGGTCGAGCGGGCTCATGGCCTGGACTCGTTTATGGGATCACTTGTAACGTCTGGCATTGCTTTGTCTGCCTTTCAAGCATTTGCGTGGTTTATGGATTTCGAAGCACTAGGCCTGGTCGGAGTTGGAGCTCCGGCTGGGCTGACTTCGTTAGGCGGCTGCCGCCTCGAGGATCTGTTTCGTTGTGAGGAACTGACCTAGGTACTGCTCGATGCAGGCGACCGTGATGCGTTTGTGGCTGTCGAAGTCCTCGTCCATCCACACCAACTTGCCCTGAGCGACGAGTTTGCGGACACCGCTCGGATCCATGCTGAGCACGTGTGCGACGCCCTTCAACTTGAGCACCTTCGGGACGGGGGGCTGAGATTCGATGGCATTGACGAGCAATGGTTCGAAGCGCTCAATGAGGATTGACTCGACCACTGAGGCGACCTTCGAGGCGATTGCGTCGTCGACGGTCATGAGGTGACCTCGAGGGCCTCGGGGTCACAAAGGATCGCTGCCCGAGGAATTCGCAGGGTCGACGCCAGAACCTTGACGGCCTTAGGCGAAGCGCTGCGTCTGCCGGTCTCGATGTTCGAGATATGAGGCTGAGACAATTCACCGTTGGTCATGCGAGAAAGGGCACTTATCGAGAGTCCGTTAGCTTCCCGAATGGCCCTGAGTGCGGCGGTGTTGATTTGCATGACACGCAGTATGCATAGAAAAGAAATAGATTACAAGTACCTACGTCCATAATTGAAATACTATGCATGACCTGGCGAACGACATGCATGTCCTTTAAACAACGGCCATGTAACATGCCTAGCTATGTCAAACTATTCCTAGATTTCTGTGTATGAAGGACTCATGAGTAGCGAGAGACACGAACAGTTGGGCGACGTAGTCCGCGAGCGCCGAGTAGCACTAGGGCTATCACAGCAGGACCTGGCCGAAGTCGCCGGCGTCTCGCTCCCATCAGTAAACGTCCTTGAGAACGCCCGTCAGTCTCGATATAGGACTTGGACGCTCCGCAAGATCGGCGGGCCGCTCGGTTGGCTCAATGGCGAACTTGCCAGGTTCATGAGTGATGAAACATACGAATTACCCCAGCCGATGGACGTTCTTGAGCAAATCGCCGAAGCCGAATCAAGAGTGCGGCACCCCGCGGGGACACCAGCCCAACAATTGGCGTCCCAGCGGGACGCCCTAACAGCGCGGGAGCGGCTCGCCAGGGCGGTCGACCTGGAAGACTTCCGTGATCCTGATGATGATCCGCCGGCGTCTGACGCCCTAAGTCCGCCGCTGGAGTTGGCTGCTTTGTCTGGGCGGTTGGATGAGTTGTCGGCGAAGCAGCGGGCGGCTCTTGAGACCATGATTGAAGCAATGCTGGACGAGGACTGATGGTTCACCAGGTGGGCAAGGTCGTGACATTTACGGGCTCGAAGTCGTTTTCGAGCGACTTGGTCGTTCCCATGCTTCGAAACATCGTGGTGCGCGAGGGGTGGTCTGAGGGTCCGTACCCCGGCTCGCCATTCGTAATTCTTCTGGGTCTGCCCTCTGGAGTGGCGGATCCGCCGTGGCCTAGGGCGGATTGTCTCGGGTTCGCCGTGATATCTGATGTGGTCGAGCCTGAACCAAGCTTCCTACTGCGAATCTTCAATCGTCAGACCCGTCAGGAGATCGATGGACTGGCCGTGCACAAGGACCCGGACGCGCTGGGCGCGCTCGATCACGCCGTCGATCAGTGTCTAGCGATGTTTGATCGCAAGCTGGTCGCTCGAATTCCTGAACACGAGCTGAGTGTTCTCGAGTCGCTTGCGGGTGAGGCCAGTCGTCTCATTGTTCAAAATGGCATCCTCGAGAAGTTCCTCGAGGATGCGATGAGACAGGTAACGCAGCAAGCTGGCCGCGCCAGTGAGGCGGAGCAACGTCTCGCCGCTATTGCTCGAGAACTAAACGCTGAAGTCGGCGAGCTTGAGATCGCGATTCGTGCAATACAGCAGGAGAGCTACTTTGCGCGCCGGAGGCTAGGCCGGCGGCAGGTGAAGGCGACAGTGCTTGCAGCAGTGCTGGCAGCGGTCCTCAGCCTCGCTGGTGAGTATGCAGCACACAAAGCTGGACTCTCGGCCTCACCGATGCCGGATCCGGACTTCGCCACAACCGAGTGGGTCGAACAGCTCGACACATTGCACGATAGGTGCGAGTCGTTATTCGGGTGGGTGACATCGGCTGACGACAGAGGCTTGCTGGACGAGGACTGAGTTCAGTCCAGCATCAGACGCGGAATCAGCGTCAGCGACGGATCGAGATCGATGCTGACCCGTTGGTCTATCAACAGCGCTCCGCCTGAAGGTAGACGATCTATAATTCCGCGACTGCCCGCGACGGGAACGCCATCGGCATCGAGGAACGTGAATCTGATGTCGCGCGTCTCGAGGTCGGTTGGCCATGTGGAGTCGATTCGACCGGTGATGTCGGTTCCGCCGAAGCTTCCCGGTTCAGCAACGAAGTCTGAATAGGTAAAGACCCCTGGTGGATCCTCGAATGCCAACTCGCCACCACGGGCCTCTAGTTCGTCTGGCTCGGCTGGTATGTCGAATGCTTCGAATCCGATCCAGTTGTCACCTGGGGAAAGGTAGATGCCGTCTCCAAAGTCCCAGGCGATGTTTTCTGTCGCCGCGATGGCCCCATCTATCAGGAGATCGATTTCCAGGCTGGGCAAGTGAATCCAGTCGGAAGTGTTGTTAATGACGTTGACGGCGCCGTAGTAGATCGGAAAATCGCCGTCGTCGTAGGTGCCGCCCCACAACCCGACATCAAGTGCCTCATCGATGTCGGAAATGGTCGTGGTTGTTTCCGGTGCCGCGGTCGTTGCGGGAGTCACGGTCGTCGGCGGTTGCGTGGTCGGTGTCTCGGTGGCGGTGGTCGCAGATGTCTGGTCAGTGGTTGAGTCTTCATCCACGCTGGTCGTTGTCGCTGGCTCGGTGTCGTTCGTTGATGACCCGATAACGCCGTCATCAGAACCGCAGGACAGTGCCAAAAGGCTGAAAGTGAATAGGACCACCAAGATGCGCATGCGTTCACAGTAGTCATCTGCGCCGACACAACACAACCCGGCGGCGTAGCAGTCCCACCCCTTAGCTAGCTTGCGGCCATGACCCGGTGGAACCCTTGGCGCACGCTTCGCACTCGCCCTCACATCCGTTTCCGACTTACGTCGTTGCCTGAGCAGACCGGGGGAGCGGTGTATGGCCGGCGGGGTCCTGATGCTGCGATTGTGATCGATAGCCGGCTCTCGCAACGAGACCGTGCAGCGGCCCTGGCTCACGAGCTCGTGCATGACGAACGAGGCGTACCGCCCTCATCTAATGATGTGCCGGCGGCATGGCTACCAGTGATCGCCAGGGAGGAGGGCACCGTCGAGCGGATCGTTGCTGAGCGCCTAATTCCGGCCGTGACGTTGAGGGCCTATGTGGATTCGATGGCTGAGCTCGGCGAGGCGGTCACGGCGCTCGAGGTGGCCGAGGAGTTCGACCTACCTCTCGTCCTCGCCCAACGCGCCCTGGTGATGTTGCGCGACGCGGCGTAGGTTCGATCCATGGGTCATGTGCAGAAGCGGGACCACGGCAAGTGGCGGGCGCGTTATCGCGACCCTGCCGGCAACGAACGTTCGAAGACGTTCACCACCCAGCGCGACGCAAGGGCGTGGGTCAGCGAGGTTGAGCACCGGCTGGCGACGGGCGACTGGGTTGACCGGCGTCAATCGAGGCGCACGGTGGAGCAGTGGTCGGTTGAATGGTTGGCGACGAGTCCGAACATTGGGCCTAAGACGAGGGTCGGGTACGAGTCGATTCTCAAGCATCACGTGTTGCCGCATTTGGGTAGTTGGCCGGTTGGGGCTGTCGATCGAGGGTCTATCAAGCGTTGGGTTGCTGATCTCACGGGGGCCGGGGTTTCTGCGTCCCGAGTTAGGTCTGCGGTGACGGTGTTGCGTGGGGCTCTCGATACTGCGGTTGATGCCGGCGCTCTTGGGGCGAACCCTGCGGTGCGGTTAAAGCTCCCTCGGGCGTCACGCCAAGAGATGCTGTTTATCGATGCGGACCAGGTGGCGGAGCTCGCAGCGACGATCGAGCCGCCTTATGGCCTGGTGGTCAACATGGCTGCCTACACGGGCATGAGGGCAGGGGAGCTTTGGGCGCTCGAGGTGCGCAATGTCGATCTGTTGAATCGTCGTGTGCGGGTGATGTCGTCGGTGTCAGATGTGAATGGGAAGCGGCTGGTTACCGAAACCAAGACCCATAGTGAGCGGACGGTGCCGTTGCCGAAGTTCCTGGCCGACCAGATCGCAGTTCACCTCGAGGGCCATACGCATGAGACGTTGTTTGTGTCGCCGGCGGGCGCGCCAGTGAGGCATGGCAACTTCTACCGGCGCGCGTTTCGGCCTGCGGTTCTTGCGGCGCCGTCGGTCCCTGATGATCTGCGGTTCCATGATCTGCGGCATACGTGCGCGGCTCTATTGATCTCGTTGGGCGCTCATCCTCGAGCGTTGATGGAGTGGCTTGGCCATTCGACTGTGACGGTGTCGTTGGATCGGTATGGGCATCTGATGCCTGGTCTCACTGAGCGGCTTTCTGAGGGTCTGAACGACCTCTTCGAAAAGCTCCCGCGGCCTGAGCGCGGCCTGAGCGGTTCTGATTCGACCCGAAATCATGCGAGAAATGGCCTCTGA